CCATTAGAAATGGCAACCATGTGTTTAGAAATTGAAACAACACGAGATATTGCGCGTCAGATTTTGCGTCATCGTAGTTTCTCATTCCAAGAATTCTCACAGCGTTATGCAGATCCAACCAAGGATCTAGAATTCGTTACACGCGAAGCAAGATTGCAAGATCCAAAGAATCGTCAGAATTCAATTTCTGAAGGTGTGGACGTCATGCTTCAATATGAATGGCATAAGCGTCAAGAAGATCTAATTGCTCAAGTCAAGATTCAATATGATTGGGCAATTGCAAATGGCATTGCCAAGGAACAAGCACGTGCTTTGTTGCCTGAAGGATTAATCATGTCACGCATGTATATGAGTGGAACGTTAAGATCATGGATTCACTATATACAACTTCGAAGCGGTAACGGTACGCAGAAAGAGCATATGGAAATTGCTAGAGAATGCGCGAAAGTTATTGCTGAGGTATTCCCTCTATCAACACAATTCATCTCTGAGTAAATTATGAAATTGACAAAGTATGAGGAGTTCTTCACAGAAGAACTCTATAGTGAATTGATTGGAACTGCAAAAAATCTTTTAAGGCAAAATTCCCATACATTTTTAACAAATGCCTGGTGGGATCCAGGTATTGTGAAGGACAGTTTTCCTGTTTTAATACACTCAATTTATAAAGATAGTGAATTGTTTCGAAAATGTCATGAACAGATTGAAAAAAAGACAAATCTGCTTGTAAAAGATCATGAAATAATGTTTTATTACTGGACACGATTCAGCTATATACCATGGCACGAAGACAAATCATATGGTGGTGCTCTTACAGTTTACCTAAATGAAGAATGGCATGCAGATTTTGGCGGCTATTTTCTTTATGAAGATAATAAGAAAGATATAAGAGCAATTCTCCCAAAACGCAACTTCGGGCTACTTCAGCAAGGTGGAATCAGACATAGTACAACTCCCGTCAATTACGATGGCGGGATGAGGATTTCTATTCAAGTATTTTTAGAAAACGAATAATAAGGAGCAAATAATGACAACTAGATTGCCGAGCATCTATCAAGATTTTATTCATATCTCTCGCTATGCGAGATTCAACGACGAATTGGGTCGTCGTGAGACATGGGATGAAACTGTAGATCGCTATATTAATTTCTTCAAGAAAAGAACAAACGATAACAAACTCGTTCCATGGGATGAATTGCGCACAGCAATTTTGAATTTAGAAGTGATGCCATCAATGCGTTGCTTGATGACTGCTGGTCCTGCTTTGGAAAAAGATCAAGTGGCTGGATATAATTGCTCCTATGTCGCCATTGATAATACAAAAGCATTTGACGAGATCATGTACATTCTCATGTGCGGAACTGGTGTTGGATTCTCTGTTGAATCAAAGTATACAAACAAACTTCCAGAAGTTCCAGAAGAACTTCATGAGACAGATACAACTGTTGTGATTGCTGATTCTAAGATCGGTTGGGCTTCAGCATATCGTGAAATCATTTCTCTTTTGTATTCTGGAAAGATTGCAAAGTGGGATGTGTCAAAGGTTCGCCCTGCAGGTGAGCGTCTAAAGACTTTTGGTGGTCGTGCGAGTGGACCAGAGCCATTGGTCGATTTATTCAAATTCACTCTTAACATTTTCCAAAAGGCACGTGGTAGAAAACTATCAACGTTGGAATGTCATGACATCGTATGTAAGATTGCTGATATTGTTGTTTGCGGTGGCGTTCGCCGTTCTGCTCTCATTTCTCTTACCGACCTCAACGACGACCAATTGCGTCATGCAAAGTCGGGTGACTGGTGGACACACAATGGGCAACGTGCATTGGCAAACATTTCAGCGGTGTATGACAAGCAAGTAGACATGGATACATTCATGAATGAATGGCATGCTCTTTATATGTCAAAGTCTGGTGAGCGTGGTATCTTCTCTCGTGCTGCTTCACAGGCTGTTGCTGCAAAGAATGGTCGTCGTGACCCAAAGCATGAGTTTGGCACAAACCCATGTTCTGAAATTATCTTGCGTCCATTTGAATTCTGTAATCTTTCTGAGATTGTTGTTCGTGCAAATGATGATGTTGAGTCATTGAAGCGCAAGGCACGTCTTGCTACAATCATTGGCACATTGCAATCAACGCTCACAGACTTCCGTTATATCAATAAGAAGTGGAAGAATAATTGTGACGAAGAGAGACTACTTGGCGTTTCACTTACAGGTATTTGTGATAGTAAGTTGTTAAATAAGCCGTCACAGAAACTTGCGGATGCATTGGATGCAATTAGACTTCACTGCGTTGAAACAAATAAGGAATTCGCCGATGCTCTTGGTGTTCCACAGTCGGCTGCAATCACTTGCGTTAAACCTTCAGGCACTGTTTCTCAATTGGTGGATTCCGCATCAGGCATTCACCCACGTTATTCTCAGTTTTATGTCCGTCGCGTGAGAGCAGACATGAAAGATCCTCTTGCTCAATTCATGATTGACAAGGGATATAAGGCTGAAGAAGATTTCTATAGCAAGTCAAATTGGGTATTCTCATTCCCAATGAAGGCACCAAAGAATTCTGTCACTCGTCACGATATGACTGCGATTGAACAGTTGGAACTTTGGAAGATTTATCAGGATCACTGGTGTGAACACAAGCCTTCGATTACAGTATATGTTGGTGATGATGAATGGATGGAAGTTGGTGCATGGGTTTACAAGAACATCTCGATTCTTTCAGGTGTTTCTTTCCTCCCACGTGACAATGGTTCATATCGTCAGGCACCTTACGAAGAGATTGATGAAGCCAAGTATAACGAACTCCTTGCGCTCCAAAACGTTGATATCAACTGGGTGGAATTCATGGAAGAAACGGATACAACAACTTCAGCAAAAGAACTTGCATGCTCTGCAGGTGTGTGTGAAATTTAATATTAAGGAGAAAGTTATGAAGAATGTAATTCTTGTTGGTCTAGTTGCTCTTGGTCTAGTTGCTTGTGGTAACGCACCAGAAGCAGAAGTTGCTGCTGATAAGGCTGCAGAAGAAGCCGCTGTTGCTGCTCCATCAGCAAGCGAGCCAGCAGCAGAACCTGTTGTTGAAGCACCAGTAGAAGCTGCACCAGCTGAAGTTGCTGTTGAAGCACCAGTTGCTCAGTAATTAAAACTGAGTTAACAGAAAGGGGACCAAATCGGTCCCCTTTTTTATTTTGACTATATAAACCTATGGCATATATTAACGCTAACATACCGCCCATTGAATGTTATGTGCGGACTAACTTTCTTCAGAACAGAACAGAGTTCGATGAAGCGAAAGACTCATATCTTCCAGTCCTTATATTCGGTGTGGCGTCGATACCGCATCGTGCCCCACTTTTTCATTTTATCATGGAAGACGAAGGGCTTTGGTTCCGCATGCCGATACACGCTTTCTGTCATAAGACTCCTGCGCCGCAAGCGTCGCTATATAATCTAGTTCTGTGGGATTCTTTCAGTTCATACATTGGAGTTACGCAGTTCGATTTCTTGATCAATAAGCGCATGAAGTATATTGATAGAAACAAGAAATGGAACGAAGGCACTTACTTGTTCACACTCGACTGGGCGCATGAAGATAAGAACATTGTGGATCTGGGATTCAGCGAAGTTCCAGGACAACATAAATGTGGTCATGTGATTAAACTTGATGATGGCAACTTTGCAATTCAACCAAACAATCGCTGCCGCGCATTTGAGCCATCATTTGTCACGAAGCCTGGACAAAATCTTATTGAACGGAAACTTGGAACACAAATGTGGTCTGTAGAGAATACAGCCAAGTGGGTTCTCTCTGATGACGATAGATATGATTATGAGGTTAAAGAGAAAAAATAAATTATGATGCCAATGAATTTGAAAGATTATGTTAAGATCTATGACAATTTTCTAGATTTAGATTTCTGTAAAACAATAGTCCAAGAACTCGAAACAAATTCTTGGGATAAACATTCTTTTTATCAAGCGCAAAATCAATCTTTCATAAGTTACGAAGACGATCTATTCATTTCTTATAGTAATAGTGAAAACGGTGTGACTGTTCACAGTAAAATTTGGTCGGCAATTGAACAGTATGTGTTGAAAGATTTTTCTTTTTGTAATCAATGGAATAATGGTTGGAATGGGTACTCGCGTGTTCGTTTCAATAAATATGAAGTTGGCACTAAAATGAAATTGCACTGTGATCATATTCACAGCATGTTTGATGGAGAAAGAAAGGGCATTCCGACTCTTTCTATTCTAGGTGCACTAAACGATGATTATGAGGGCGGTGAATTGGTATTTTGGGAATCAGAAAAGATTGAACTCAAAGCAGGATCGATCATGATTTTCCCAAGTAATTTTATGTATCCACATCGAGTTGATACAGTCACAAAAGGAACTAGATATAGTTACGTTTCTTGGGTTTGGTGAGAGGAAATAAAATGGCAACAGATAACGATTTTGATTTTGGATTTAGTTTTGAAGAAGAGGAACAAGCAATTAAGCCAGTTGTTGCTCCAACAACAAACAACGATCAATTGCTCGAACTTCAATCCAAAATCGAGTCATTACTAGACTCTCAAGAAAAAAATATCCAATCTGCACTTGTTGCAGCTATAGAAGAAAAACATAAAGCCAAACTTAAAGAACTTGAGGGATTAATTTTGCCATTGCTATATAATCTAATGAAGAATCCTGAGAAGCCAATCATTAATTGGCCAAATCGAGAATCTGTAATCAAAAAACAAATTGAAAAAATTACAGCAGTAACAAGGGGTTAATATGCCAGATTTAAAACTAACATGTGACAATTGCGGATCAATGTTTGCATTGTCCTTCGAAGACGAAGAAGTCAGTTACGCACCAAGTCATTGCCCATTCTGCGGCGATTTTTATGATAGTGACAGTGAAGAATTAAATTTCAACGATGATGATGATAAAGATTATCTTGACGACGAAGAAGATCTAATCAATCGTGAAGATGATGAAGATGATCGTCGTTGGAATTGATTATAGTCTAACTTCTCCTTGCGTTTGTGTCTCACGCGATAAGACATTCTCCAATTCATTTTTCTATTACTTGAATGATAGAAAAACCGTACAAGGAAAGTTTCACAATATCCTCGGTGAAGGACATGATGAATATTTGACAGACCAAGAGCGATATGAGAATATTGCTTCATGGGTTCTAACAATTCTTGCTGATTTTAAGAAAGAAGATGTGACTGTATTGATTGAAGACTATTCTTTTGGGTCTAAGGGAAAAGTTTTTAATTTAGCCGAGAACTGCGGTATACTAAAGTATATGCTCTACAAGCAAGGATACAAATTCTTTACCGTGCCTCCAACTGTTGTGAAGAAATTTGCAACAGGCAAAGGCAATGCTACAAAAGAAAAGATGTACGAGGCTTTTATTGCCGACACTGATATAGATTTACACAATATCATTAGTCCAACAACTAAATTGGGATCTCCAACGACAGACGTTGTCGACGCTTGGTACATCGCAAGGTATATGCAAGAAAAAATAAACAAGAAGGAAGCTGTATGAAGAATATATTAGTGACTGGTGGTGCGGGTTTTGTTGGTAGTCACTTATGCGAAAGATTATTAGGACAAGGACACAAAGTCTATTGTGTTGATAATTTTTATACTGGGACTATGAAGAATGTTGAAGGATTCATCAAACATCCCAACATTCGTTTCTATGAGCATGATATTACGAGTTCTATGTTTCGCGATTACTTTTCTACACGAGCTTTGGATGTAATTTATAATCTTGCATGTCCTGCTTCGCCTGTGCATTATCAACGAGATCCAATTGGCACGATGATGACGTGCGTACTTGGTTCTTATCATGTTCTTGAAATCGCACGCAAAACAAAGGCTCGTATCGTTCAGGCATCAACCTCTGAAGTTTATGGCGATCCAGAAATTCATCCACAACCAGAAACATATCATGGCAATGTGAATCCGATTGGTCCGCGTGCATGTTATGATGAAGGAAAACGTGCAGCAGAGACTCTGTTTTTTGATTACAGGAGAAAGCACGATGTCAACACTGGCGTATTCCGCATATTCAATACTTACGGACCACGCATGGCAAAGAACGATGGGCGAGTTGTCTCTAACTTTATCGTCGCTGCTCTTGCTGATGCGCCTCTAGAAATTTATGGTGATGGAAAACAAACAAGATCTTTCTGTTATGTCGATGATCTTGTAGAAGGTATTTTAAGATTTGCGAACTCCAAGGAAATTGGACCAATTAATCTTGGCAATCCTGGGGAGTTTACTGTTGATGAACTTGCGACTATAATAGTACAGAAGTTAAACAAAGGATACAAGATATACAAAGATGCCACGGCAGATGACCCAAAGCAACGCAAGCCAGACATTACATTAGCAAAAGCACAATTAAATTGGGAACCTAAGATTGCGTTGTCGGAGGGATTAGATAAAACGATCGAATACTTCAGGAGCGTATAATGACCGAAATGACCGAAAAAGAAATAGATGAGGTTGATGGCGCACTTTGGGGATTGATATTCAACGGAGATATGGTTGAATGCGAAACGACAGTTTATAAATTCACAGATAAAGAAACGCCAATGAATGAAGATATTGGTTCTTACAAATATCATGTTCTTACATTTAAGCCAATGGAAGCAGCAAATACAATTGAGTTTATGAAGGCTCATATTGGTGACGTGCGTAGATTTATTGACAATCACGCTAAATCAGGGTATAATGGTTTAATGGTTAAAGATGGTTGTGTTCCCAAGAAAACTGTTAAAGATTTAATTCGAGCAACTTCGAAAAACTTTGATATCCCAGAAAAATATATTCGTTCAATACTTGCACAGGTGTGATATGATCTTCACAAAAGAAAATTTAATCGATATGCTGCGTAATAACATTGTCACTGTGACTTTCACTAAAGTCAATGGTGAAGAGCGCACTATGAAGTGCACGTTGATGGCTGAGTATGTTCCGAATGCACCGAGTAATAATGGTCAAGTGCTTCTTCAAGAGTCGGAATCCAAGGCAGTCTCTGTTTGGGATACAGAAATGAATGGATGGCGTTCGTTTAGAGTAGACAGTGTCAAGTCTATTTCAATGGGATAATTGTATAAATAAACCAACCCGCATCAACCTTTCGGTGTAGATGTTATGCGCACTGCGCTGGGTTTATATTAGGATCCCGCTAGAAAAGTACAATCTAGCACCCATTGCGCAGTGGGGGGAAGATAAACCGAGACTTCTAAGAAATATTTTCGAAACTATTTTGGTCTATATAAGTGCTCAGATTCGGAGCACTAATGACCAAGTATAAGTCTATCTTCATATCAGATGTTCATCTTGGCTCCAAGGGATGCAAGGCTGAATTACTTTCTGATTTCTTAAAAGAAAACACTTGCGAAAATCTATTTCTCGTCGGCGACATTATTGATGGCTGGCGACTCAAAAGAAAATTCTTCTGGCTGCAATCACACACTGATGTGATTCGTAAAATTCTTAAAGCAGCAAAGAATGGCACAAATGTAAAGTACATTGTTGGCAATCATGACGATTCTTTCCGCGACCTTTTACCATACGATATTCATTTCGGCAATATCGAATTAGTCAATCAATGTCGTTACAATGCTGTTAATGGTAAAAGATATATGGTCATTCACGGCGATATGTTTGATGCTGCACTCGCAACTAAACTTTCTTGGTTGTATCATGTTGGTGATTGGTTCTATGATGTATTGTTAAGCATCAATCATATTCTAAACAAACTCCGCACTAAACTTAATATGCCATATTGGAGTTTGAGTGCTTATCTAAAAAATAAAACAAAAGAAGCAGTAGCATTTATGTCTGATTTTGAAGTTCTCATCACAGACTACTGCAGAAAATATAATGCTCAGGGTGTTATTTGTGGGCATGTTCACAAAGCAGCAATTAAAGAAATTAACGGCATTGAATACATGAATGATGGCGACTGGGTTGAGTCATGCACAGCATTAGTCGAGAATCATGATGGGTCTTGGGAGATTGTGAATTATCTTCACAATATCAATAAGAGTAATAAAATTGAAAAATTTTTGTAATATGTTTTTAACAAAGGAGTCAGAAATGAGAAAATTATTAGCAGTTATTGCATTATCAACATTATCTGTTGTATCCCATGCACAAAGCAGAGATCAAATTTCTGTAGTGGGATCTTCAACAGTATATCCATTCACAACAGCAGTTGCCGAGCAGTTCGGTCGTCAGGGTAAGTTCAAGACACCAAAAGTTGAATCAACAGGCACTGGTGGTGGTATTAAGTTATTCTGCAATGGTGTTGGTCCACAGCATGCTGATGTTGCAAATGCATCACGCCGCATGAAGGCTGGTGAGTTTGTCACTTGCTCACAGAATGGTGTCAAGGATATTGTTGAGATCAAAATTGGATTCGATGGTCTTACAATTTCTGCTGTTAAGTCAGGTAAGATTAATGAATTGACTCGCAAAGATGTTTATCTAGCACTTGCCAAGCAGATTCCAAATCCATCAAATCCAACTGAGTTGATTGCCAATCCAAACAAGACATGGAAGGATGTAAATCCTGCACTTCCAGCAATTAAGATCGAAGTGCTCGGACCACCACCAACTTCTGGCACTCGTGATTCATTTGCTGAGTTGTTCATGGAAGCAGGATGTTCACAATATTCTTGGATTAAATCACTCAAAGATATTGACGAAAAAAGATACAAGAGAATTTGCCACACTGTTCGTGAAGATGGTGTTTATGTTGAAGCAGGTGAGAATGACAACTTGATTGCGCAAAAACTTGTGACAAATCCAAATGCTCTTGGTATTTTTGGTTTCTCATTTCTTGAAGAAAATATGGATAAACTAAAAGGCTTGAGAATTGATGGTATTGCTCCTACATTCGAAACAATCTCCTCCACTAAATATCCTACATCCCGACCATTGTTCGTTTATGTTAAGAAAGCACACATTGGTGTAATTCCTGGCTTGAAAGAATTTATGGCTGAGTATGTGAGCGATAGAGCCATTGGTGAGGAAGGTTATCTAACTGACCGTGGACTTGTTGCTCTTGAAAAGTCATCACTCACGAAAGTGCGTGCTGATGTCAATAGTATGAAAAACTTTAAGCCATAATTTTGTGGCGCAACAAGGAGAAGAATATGCGTAAAGCAATTCAATCATTAGTTATTTTGGGATCATTACTCGGAGGCGTAGCATACGCGCAAGACACTGCTGAAGTACAACAGGCAGTAGATGGCTTGTCAGATGCGTTTGCCAAAGATATTGCACTGCGATGGAAGTGGAAAGGTGACTTTCGTGTAAGAAACGAAAACATTGTTCAAGATTATTCAATTGATCGCAATCGCAGTCGTGTTCGTGTTCGTCTTGGTTTTGAAGCAGAAGTAAATCCAACTGTGAAGGCAGGTTTTCAATTTGCCACAACAGAATCTGGAGATGCTCGTTCAAGCAACCAGACACTTGGTGATGTTAATTCACGAAAGGCACTTGATCTTGATTTAGCATATGTTGAATGGGCACCAAACGCAGCAACCAAGGTCACACTTGGTAAGATGAAGCAACCTCTTGCAATGACGACATCTTATTTCGTCGACAAGGATATTAATCCAGAGGGTGCTGCTCTTGCGTTTAACCATGCTCCAACAGGTGCATTTGTAAATGCCGCATTGTTTGATTTGGTAGAACGCAGTTCTGCATCAGACAGCACAGCAGTTGCATTGCAAGTTGGTCTGCGCGGAAAACTCAATGATGACACTTCATATGTTCTTGCTGCTGGTGAAATGAAGCACCATAATGTAAAGAACTTTGCAGTTGTGCAATCAGGCTCAGCAGGTGGTTTCTTTGGCAACTCAACCAAAATGGTTGGATGTGTTGGAGCAACTGCATGTCTATCAAATGAGTTTGAAGTCCGTAATGTACTCGCTGAAGTTTCAACAATCGTCGCTGATCAACCAGTGGTATTGTTTGTTGACTGGGCAGAGAACACAAAGGCTGTAAAATTCAATAAGGCACTTGCTTATGGAGTCACCCTCGGAAAAGCATCACTTCCAAATTCATGGGAAGTTGGTGTAGTTTCTCAGAAGGTAGAGAAGGATGCATTGTTTGGTCAATGGATTGACTCAGACTATGCTGCTGGCAATACAGATGGTGATGGATATACACTTCGCGGTGCATATCAGGTAGCCAAGAACTGGAAGTTGAATGTTGCGTATCATATGAACGAAACTAACAACGATGTTCCATTCTTTGCCATCGTTGCTGGTTCATCAGTTGTTCAGGTTTACGATCGTGAATATAATCGATTGCAACTTGATCTAAACTATGCGTTCTGATCTAGTCTGTTACTAGAAAAAAAGAAGGGGGGCGTTATGCCCCCCAACTTTTTAGATCAGCCCACGCACACGCATAATATTAAAGGCGCGGACTTCAGCAGCGGTATAGATTTTTATAGGACCGTGACGGCGACTCAGAAGTCTAAACTTATTTCGGCTAGAGCGGCGCATCAGTGAGATTTTAGGTTTACGTTTTTGAACGGTGTTTGCCTTCATAAAAAGTACCTTCTCGCGGTCGAAATTGACCGTTCTAATATTCTATAACACTCAACCTTAAAAATCAACAAGAAAATTGTTATATAAATCAACAGGTTATAAGTTGTTGATTTTACAGGAGTTTTTTTCTGTTGTCGTATGTGAATTTTTACTATAGAATGGATCTGTATGAAAACATATTACGAAGTTTACGAAAACGCCATAGTCAACCACCCGATTACAGGAGCGCGAGTCAGGGGAAACACGCAAATACTCACGACCAAGAACCGCGAAAAGGCACTCAAGTTATACCGCGAGAGCGAGCGAACACGCTGGGTCGAGGAAATTACGACGGACAGCGACGGCTGTGAGACGACCGATATTATAACGGAGTAAGGGTAAAACCTGCGCCTCTCGTCGGGCTTCTGGCTCGGCGAGAGGCTATACCGTAAGTTGTTGATTTTACAAGAATTTGTTTTATTTACTTTTTCTTCTTGTTAAGGCAGAATATTCGTATGGCTAAATTTATACCGAAGGTTGTTCCCGAACCAACTTGGGAAAAGCGCACCGAACCCTGCAGCCAATTCGAATTGGTGCGAGCATTTCAGTGGTACAATGACACTAAAGAATCCAAGGATGCGCGCAAGTATCTGATTGAATATCTTGTGAAGAATGAGATGATCACTCCGCTGCAAAAGCAAGCGGCAGATTATCTCAATCTCTCATGGAATATCGTCGATGGTTGGTTTGCACGATGCTTGAGTCGTGGTGCAATCGTCCCCACCAGCAGTGCTGCCAATTTCGAAGAGCGCATGAGAAACTTTCTTGCGCGGTTGGATGTAATTGTACAGGAGCGTGGACTAAATGCACCACAAGCACAAGAGCCAACCAATGTTGTCTCTATCCAAGAGCGAGTCCAGTCCAAAGTCGATTATTTCGTCATGGAACTCGAGGGTAAGTTCGACGACATTTGGCATGAGCAAAGTGGAAAAGAATTTGTACCATACACCTGGATGGTCGAGAACGAAGTGAAGCCGATGCACGCTGCGAAGATTGCAGAATACTTCCGTCAGCGTGCGACGGACTGGATTCATATCATCGAATCGAAAGATGAATATGTGAAGGAATCGTATCCGCGTCCTCGCAAAGAAATGATCGAGGCTGCGAAATTCTTCACTGCGATTGCGACCGATGCTGAGAAACTTGCATCGAACAAGAATGCTGCTCGGAAGCCGCGCAAAAAGAAGCCTGTTTCATTCGAGAAAAAGGTCAAGAATCTCAAATTCAAGAAGGACGATACCGAGAACAAGTTGGTCTCAATCGATCCTGTGAAGATCATGGGAGCGCAGAAACTCTGGGTGTATAACGTCAAGACTCGCAAACTTGGAGTTTATACTGCATCTGACGATGCTGGTCTTGCTGTGAAAGGTTCGAGCATCGAAAACTATAAATATGGTGAGTCGATTTGTAAGACTCTTCGCAAGCCGAAGGATGTTCTATCCCGAGTCTTGGAAGGTGGTAAAGTTGTATTGCGTAAGGTCATGGGCGAGATTAATTCCAAGCCCAGTGAGTTGAACGGTCGAATCAATAAGGATACAATTCTACTGCGAGTGGAGTAACATGATTGCAATAACTAGCAATTATCTCAAACGATCTGATTCAGCAATGATTCGGAAGTATTCTAAATTTGTTCTTAATCGTCTGGTGCGACCATGCATTCAGAAGCGATCGAAAATTAACATCAAGGTTCTTGGTGAAGATGAGATTCGAGACGCTGCCGATCTTCTTGATCTGAAGAAGTACAAGGCATGGTGCACTTATGATGGTCTTGACGATGAAGGCAATAAGAAGTTTACTGTTGTTTTGAATTATAAACGAATCAGTAAACTTGGGAAGAAACCACAAACAAGACTCAAACAGATACTCATCGATCTTGGACATGAGTTGACTCATGTTAAGCAATACCTCAACAATGAATTATTCGATTACAAGAGTGGCGATGTGCGCTACAAAGGTTTGGTGTTCGATGCTTCACACTATGAGAACGAAGAAAAGTATTTTGATTCGCCTTGGGAAATTGAAGCGTATGGAAGAGAATTGGGTCTTTACAAGATTTTTTGCAATAAACTAAAAGAGGAGCGTTTGAGTAAGTAATCATGGCAGCAAAGAAGAAGAATGAGTTCCGCGAAAAAGATTACAGTCGGAACAGTGAGGGATTGAAGCAGCGTCGTTTGAAAAACGAGTCACGTTGGAAGTTCAATCCGAATGCATCATATGCAACCGAGGGCGATGATGCCCTCGACGAGGAAGATTGGTTCGAAGAATCTGAACACGACGATCGTCGATAAGAACCAACAGGGATACAATCCCAGCCGTTTTCGACTCCGAGGAAGGGTTCGGGGAGGGGTAAAATCACGCCTCCGAGAGGGCTTCTCGCTCGATTTTACGGGATCTCGTAAGTTGTTGATTCTATTAGAGTTTTCCCTGTTGTAGTTCTTGTCTTCTTATACGATAATAATTGTATGGAAAC